ATGAAACTTTTTCAGCAATCCCTAAATAGCCCGGGGAGGGGTAACCAATGGGCTATATCACCTCCGACTACTATATCAACACCTACAATGGCGCTGACGCTGGCTTTGAGCTTGGGAAATACATCGAAAGGGCCAGTGACCTAATTGACCAAGTGACGGGGTACAAAATCAAGGACTTTGACAGTCTCCCCCCATTCGTCCAAGAGCAGGTGAAAAAGGCCACAGCCGCCCAGGTAGAGTTTTACGTCATGCAAGGCGGGGATGAGGCGGTCAATGCCGGTCAGAACGATTTGGGGCGTGTTGGAATTGGCGGGTTCAGTTACACCAGGGACACCGTACACTCCGCAACAAGTGAAAGCAAAGACGCAAACCGTGTCAGCCCGGCAGCCCTGGCTTATCTGGAGCCAACTGGCCTCTTATACCGTGGATTGGACGTGGTGCAGAATGTCTGGTATTAGGCCGATTCCCAAGCGTTTGCTGATCCACTCTGTAGAGTATGAAGAATACATTCAAGATGACCGCTGGGGGGATAGTTTTGCTCCACCTGTTACCATCGAATTTGTTCGCATGGAACCTGCAACCGCCATGAACCGGAACACTACCCGGGAGGAAGTTGTGGCCCAGCATGTGCTGTTCATTGACCGGGTATTCTCCAAGCCTTTTGTGCAGATGAAGGAAAAGTCAAAGGTGACGTTCCAGGGCAAAGAGTATGAGGTACACAAGGTGAACGTCCACTATACCTTTGGCCCTGATCCACATCACTATGAGGTGGAACTGGTATGATCAACTTCAATATCAAAGTTGAACTGGACAAAATAGCGCCTAAGCTGGAAAAGGCTATGGACAAGGGGCAAGTGGCGCTTGATACGCAAGTGCTAAAAGATAGCAACAACTACGCGCCGCAGGATACCAGCAATTTGATCAACAGTGGTATCAGGTTAACGAATCCCGGTAGTGGTAAGGTAATGTGGGATGGACCATATGCCAGGCGCTTGTACTATAACCCACAATACAACTTCAGCAAAGACAAAAACCCGAACGCTGGCGGCCTGTGGTTTGAGAGGGCTAAGTCACGCCATTTCAAAGAGTGGGTACAGGTGGCAGAGAAGGCCGCCAAACAAAACCTGTAGAGGGGGTGTGTCATGGACTTTCTGGACCGCATGATGGACTATATCGAGGCTAATGTGAGCTTGTATAAGCCTATGAGAGTAGGGATTTTGGGTGACGGCGACAGCATTGCCATACGGCCTACACCCGGCACACCCCCGGATGGTTATCTGGCGGGGGGGAGGTTGCGAAACTATCCCTTTCAAATTCTTACGCAACATAGCAACGCTGGTGTGGCTTATCAGACGTTGGAGACAATCACGAAGGCTATAGACGGTCTTGAGAACAGAGCTATCGTGAGCAGTGATGGCTCTTTTGTTTTTGTCAAATGCGAAGTATACACGACACCCAATTTTGTGGAGGTCACGTCACAAGGTCATCACGTCTACACGGCCATCTATCAGGCCGAACTTTTGATTGAAAAGGAGGTATAATGCATGGCAGATGAAGGTTTGTTGGTGCAATCAAAGCATCTTTTTGAAATCAATACCACTCCCGACGCAGGTGAAGGTATGGAAACCTGGTCTAGGCTGGCCAAGGGGTTCAACTCGTTTGAGGTGAGTACGAACGAGGAAACGGACCAAACCCACTACCTGGACGGAGACGGGTTTGCCACTACCACCGTGATGGGGGCCCAGCTCACTATCACTTTTTCCGGACACCGGTATTTTGGCGACGAAGCACAGGACTGGATCTTTTCCAAGGCTATGGAAATCGGCACAGAGAGAGAAACGCAATTCAGATGGACATTGCCGTCTGGTGAAGTGTTTGAAGGACCTTGCACCATTGCCGAAATTTCCGGGCCCAGCGGTGATGCTAACGCCAAAGGTGAAGTGAGCGTGGCCATCCATATCAACGGCAAGCCGGATTACACACCGGCATCTTAAGCAGCAGGCTTCGGCTTGCTGCTTTTTTACATACCTAGGGAGGTGAGATGATGGCAAGGATCAAGATTGACCTTGAGCAACCATATGACGAGTTTGAGATTGGCGGGAAGGTATACAAAGTCTACTATGACGATGACAGCTTGAGGAAGTATGAGAAACAATGCCACAAGTTTGCTGATGAAGCTGAAGCTAAGCCTGAAAAAGAAATTAGTCAGATGAGCGAGGAAGAGAAGAAGAAACTGGAAGAAAAACAACGCGGACTGCTGAAAGAAACAATCGAGACGTTCTTTGGTGAAAATACGTATGAGGAAATCTATGAGGCTGCTGGACGTTCGCTTGTCAACATGACAAAGGTGGTGATGGCTCTATCTGAGTGGTTGGACAGCAAGATGAATGTGGCACAGCAAAAACGGAGGGAGCACTACACCAAACGGAACAAGAAAAAGAGATGATGTTGCATGAAGCTCACTGACCGGTTTGACGATGATGTCATTGAATACCGAGGCAGAACTATCCGCCTGGGATTATATTTTGACGTTGTTTTGCGGGCATTTGAGCTACTGAAAGATACCCGTTTCAACACATGGGAAAAGGTTGACATCCTGCTTGATATGTTTGTTGAAAACCCGGAGTCACTGGCTGGGTTGAACATCCATGAAAAAGACATGCTAGTTGGAATCATTTTTGACCGTTTTATCTATGAACAGAAAGACAACAAACCCAGCCAAGGGGCCAGTACAAAGAAGCCACCATATGACCTGGAGAAGGACGCGGAGTATATCTACGCGTCCTTTATGTATGACTACGGAGTTGACCTGTTTGAGCAGCAAGGCAAGCTGCACTGGAAGAAGTTCAAAGCGTTGCTGAGTGGACTCAGCGAGGATTCCAAGTTTATGAAAGTAATCGGTTATCGGACCATGGAGATCCCGAACAAAATCCCCGCCAAGGAACGCCAGCGTTTGCTTGAACTGAAACGCGCCTACAGCCTTGAACAAACTCAAACAGTTGATGACATAGATGCCAAGTTTGAAGCTTTGGCCGCCATGATGCGCCCGAAAGGCAGGTGAGATGAATGGCAGACGGCAGAATTGTGATTGATACGATATTGAACAAGGAGCCGGCTGAGAAGGGGTTCAGTAACTTGCAGAAGTCCTTGCAAACTGCTGCAGGGAAAACAAAGCAAATTGGCAAGAACATGACCACCTATTTGACGGCCCCCCTTGTTGCATTTGGTGGCGCTGCGATGGTAGCTGCCAATGACCTTGACAAAGCCTACGCCAATATCAGGGCAGGAACAGGGGCGACTGGCGAAGATCTGGAATCTCTGAAACAGAGTTTCAAAAACGTATTCGAAAACGTGCCCCAGTCGGCTGATGAAGTCAGTAGAGCTTTGGCTGATTTGAACACCCGGACTGGCCTTGTGGGTGAGCCTTTGGAGAAATTGACAAAGCAGTTTCTCGACTTGTCCCGTGTATCAGGTGTTGAGGCTACTGCGCTGATCAGGGATGCCACACGGGTGTTTGGCGACTGGTCTATCGAAACAGAAAATCAGGCAGAGTCGCTGGACTATCTCTGGAAAGTGAGCCAAAACACTGGTATTGGCATTGATCGTCTTTCTCAGCAGATGGTGCAGTTTGGTGCGCCTCTCAGACAAATGGGCTTTGGGTTTGAGGAATCAGCAGCGTTGCTGGCCAAGTTTGAAAAAGAAGGGGTCAATGCTGAGCTGGTCATGGGCTCCATGCGGATAGCGCTAGGTAATATGGCTAGAGAAGGTATAGATGCAAGAGAGGGTTTACAGCAAACAATGGAAGCCATCAAAAACGCAGGAAGCGAGTCAGAGGCCAATGCTATTGCAATGGAGATGTTTGGGGCTAGAGCTGGCCCGGATATGGCTGCAGCTATACGTGAAGGAAGGTTTGAAATAGATGACCTCATAGCAACACTGGAAACCAGCGACGAGACGATACAAAAAGCAGGGGAAGAAACCATGACGTTTGGAGAACGCATGGCCATGCTGAAAAACCAGGTTCAAATAGGTTTGGAGCCGGTGGGGCGCATACTCATTGATTTGGCTGAAAAATGGCTTCCGCCTGTAATTAACCTAGTCCAACAAGTGGCCGAATGGTTTGCAAACCTGTCTCCAGCTGGACAGATGGTGATCTTTGCTATCGGCGGTATCGTTGCTGTTATCGGTCCTCTACTAGGGATGTTTAGCATGGTAGTGAGCGCCATCTCAACTCTGATGCCACTGTTTGCCGCATTGACAGGCCCTGTCGGCCTGGTTATTGCTGCCATAGCTGCCCTGATTGCTATTGGCGTCTTGCTATGGAAAAACTGGGACACGATCAAGGAGAAAGCTAGGGAGTTTGGCCAGGCGATCAAAGATCGTATCCAGGAAATGCGGGACCGGGTAAAAGAACGTATCCGAAACATGATCAACTCAGCTTTAGAGTGGTTTGAAAGTTTGAGACAAAAGGCCGTAGAAAAAGTAACGAAATTGAAAGACCGAGGTGTTGCAATCTTCCACGAGATGTGGAACGGTATCAAAAGCTTTTTCCTGTCTATACTCAAAGGCGGTCTGCTTGGGTTGATCAATGACTATATCCTCAAACCGTTCTTTGACATCGACTTGTTCCAGATCGGCAAGGACATCATAAACGGTCTCTGGCGTGGTATCAGTTCAATGGCCGGAACGTTGAAAAAGAATATCGAAAGGTTCATCAACAAATATGTGCCCGGTCCGGTCAAAAAGATCCTGGGCATTGCCTCCCCGTCTAAACTGTTCATGGAACTTGGTGAGGACACCGGGGAAGGTTTTGAAATCGGTCTGGCCAAGTCAATGAGAAGCATAGTCAAACAAGCTGAAAACTTGGCTCAGGCGGCTATACCGGACATCAAGCCCGGTTTGGCGTCATTGGGTACTGCTAACCACATCCAAACAATCAACAACATGCGTGGTTTGCTGGAAGGGGCCACGTTCGTTGTTCGGGAAGATGCGGACATTGACCGTATTACAGAACGTGTTGGAGAAACATTGAGACAACAAGCAGACTGGCAAATCCGGGCTTTGGGAGGGGTGTAGAATGTGGATCAATGACAAACACATCAGCGAATACGGCTTGAAGTTGGAAATGGATCACGAATACCCCTTCCCGAAGACACGTGACAGGAGTATAGACATTCCGGGCAGGCACGGCGCATATGACTTTGGCGCTGATCTTGGGGTGCGACAGTTCAATCTACCATTGGCTCATATGCCTGTCAGAAGTAGAACCGAGAAACAGGAACAAATACGAGCTTTTCTCAATGAACTATTGGACTCTACCGGACGACCAAAGTATTTCAAACTAAAATTCAGCTATGAATCTGACAAGCACTATATGGTGCGCTACGCAGGATCAATACCGATTCAAAGGGCGGTTCAACTATCAAAGTTCAATCTACCTTTGACCGCCTTCGACCCCTATGCCTATGCCGATATGAATGCATATGATAATGGCCAACATTTGCTATACGATACCGGGCTACAGTATGATGACGGCTGGATGTACAATAATCCTGTTTCTTTCGATTGGCGGTCTACAACACATACAAGTAGCGTCTATAACTTCTCACCGTATGATACACCGTTAATTCTTACAATCGAGGGAAAAGTCACTAACCCGAAGATCACGAATCAAACAACGGGGAAGAGTATGGTTATAGAGCGTGAATTTAACGAGAACGAAAAAATCTTTATCGACGGTCAGCATTTTCTTGTTTATGTGGCTGACATTACGGCAGAGAATTATTTTTTATCCTTGGGCTACCCGGCGGCTTTTAAGTCTGAAATTGTCTCCGGCAACTTGTTTAGTTATTTTTCAGGTGATTTTATTTTTCTTACATCTCGTCAGAACGATCTCGTTTTTGAAGGTGTCGACCCAGATTGTATCGTGAATTATCACTGGAAACATCGTTTCCTTTAGGGAGGGAGATGAAAACATGGCATATAATACACGCGAAATAATACGTGATGTGCGAAAAAACCCGATACCGCAATATTTCAACGAAACCGAAAACCAATATCAGCCTGTGACGGGTGACAAAGCGCCATACACGCAAATTGTCGACGTAAACGGGAACCCGATTTCATCCGAAAACAGACTGCCGGTAGATGCTCAACTATCAGGGAGTTTTAATGCTGTAGTTTTTGAGTATTTAAACTCGACACTAAATCTGAATACCGTAGGTAATAGATGGTATGGAGCGAATGCTGTCACCGGTACGACAAATCGTAGACCTGCTGATGTATCACGTTTTTCAAAAAAGCTTGTATATGTAAAAAACAACTACAATGTTACGGCGTACGTAATCGTAAACTTCTATAAAGACGTAGAACCATTCAGCGGTAGTGCGCACGGCCCCTTTATATATCGTGCGGTTGATGTTGAACCAGTACCTGCGGGGGCTGCGGCGATATTCTCAATTGACACAGAACCAAAAATGGGCTTACCTGCAATTGGATTGGGCGTGAATATTTGGGCTGATAACCCAACAGAAGGAAGTATAGACATTGTGCTGATAGGGGGTGTATAGAATGACACTAGAGAATGTGCGTGAGATATTTGGAGACACGATCCAGCTATCAAAGTACTGCTTTATTTGTGCTGAAGATTTTTGGGAGATTTTTAAGAGTGTAAATGATCCGTACTCTTATGATGAGTACACAGCAATCGACAACGGTGAAAAAGGATATAAGGAATTTTTAGATAGATGTAAAGAGGAAGGGTTATTACGCTAACAGGGGGCGAGAGTGAAAAAGTGAGGTGATACCATGCTTGAAATCATCGGCGGTGAAATACGCTCCCAGCCGCACAACAACAACTATTCCTATCTGGAAGAACTCATCAAAGATGCTGATCTAGAAATGTATAATGTCGTAAAATATGGAGTCAAACGAGACGGGACAACAGACGACAGCGCAGGTTTAAACGCCGCTTTATACGCCGCTGCCCAAGATGGGGGCGGCATTGTTTATGTCCCGGATGGGGTGTATGCAATCAAATCCACTCTGAAGATATACAAAAACACCGCTCTTATCCTTTCTAAAAACGCCGTCATCAAACGAATGGACAACTTTAGCCCTATGCTTCTAAACGGCGATGGAGGCGTAGGAGGGTATGACGGAGACGGAAACATCATCATCGACGGCGGGGTGTGGGACGGGAATAAGGATCAATTCCCGACACAATTTTCGCATATGCTATTCGGTCACGCCAGGAACATCATCGTACAAAATTGTATCATGTTGAACAACTACAACAGTCATTTCATTGAATTGAACGCAGTGAGTGGCGGGAAGGTTGTCAATTGTATTTTTGATGGTTTTAGTGGTGAGAGACGGACAGAAGCACTGCAGATTGATCTGATGCTAGACGAAAATACGTTTCCATACTTTGGGCCATACGACAAAACACCTTGCAGAGATATACTGGTTCAAGGTTGTACTTTTCGAAACTGTGACCGTGGTGTCGGCAGTCATACTACGGAGGTTGGATATCCACACACGAATATCCGTATACTGGGAAATCACTTTGAAAACCTTGTCGCGCAAGGCATACGCGGGTACAACTATCACAACACAATAATTGCGAACAACACATTTTTAAATTGTGGTGAAGGCATCGAGATGCGGGCTGCTTCACAAAATGCGTTTCGTTGGACGATCACAGGGAATGTCATTGAAGGTGCAAGCCGGCTCGGATATGGCATCTGGTTGCTTGGTGCGACAGGAGAGGAGATTTTCGATTGTACCGTCACAGGGAATACAATTCGTGATACTGTTGCCGCGGGAATCAGAGCATCAAGATTACACTTGTCCACAATATCAGGGAACGCCATTACTTTTGCTGGGAATTCCGGTATCACTTTGATATATGGATGCACAAGAAACACAGTGTTTGGAAATACAATACGGACTCCGGGTAACCAAGGGATTTCGCTGTTTGATGGTTGTTCTCGCAACACGATATTCGGAAACAATATATACAACCCCACCAATCACGGCATTGCAGTGAACAGTAGCGTTGACAACAACGTAACCGGGAACACGATATGGCAGAGCGGGGGCTACGGTGTATTGCTCACCGCTTCAGCGAGTGACAATACCGTGAACGGGAACACTTTTCGCAATACAACAAATCACAGCATCCGTATCTCCGACAACTCACACAACAACAATGTGCAAGGAAATACGATCCGGGGCAGTGCTGTTGGAATCAGTCTCACCAACACTTGTGACAACAACTTTGTCACAAATAATGATCTGAGGAACTCCGGCGGGTTGCAGGACAACGGCGTGAGCACTGTCACCACAGCAGGAAACAGGGTGTGATAATATGATCAAAGTTTATGACCTGAACATGAAACAGCAGGCAATCTTGGAAAATGCGTTTAATATCAGCTATGAGAAGCGTTTCAACGAAGTTTGGAGCGCTTCTTTTTCTTTGCCTCTTGACGACATCAAAAATGAGTTCTGCAAACCGTTCTTTTTCGTGGAGATATTCGAGGACGACGAAATGACGGAACGGATTGACCTGTTCCGTATCATGCCGAAGAGAGCGCGGAAGAACGAGGGTGCAAAGACAATCACATACGAATGTGAACATGTTTTGGCTACGCTGATGGACGATATTCTGTTTCAATATCACCAGACAACCGGACTGCCAACGGACGAAACACTTGAATATATCCTGGAAAAGCAAACAAAAAAACATTGGCAACTTGGACGAGTGGATTTCACTCTGTTTTTTCATTACAAGTGGGAAAACGAAACCCTGTTGAGGGCACTGTTTTCCGTACCGCGCCCGTTTGATAGACACTACCAGTGGAAATGGGACACCACTTCATATCCCTGGACACTGAATCTTGTGGAACCCCCCTCTACTGCTGATGTTGAGATCAGATACAGAAAGAACATGCGGGAGATAGAACGAACTGTCGATCCAAACGACATCGTGACACGTTTGTACCCCCTCGGATACGGCGAAGGGGTGAACCAGCTCACCATACGCAGTGTCAACCCGACGGGGCAGCCGTATATTGAAAAGAACGTGGACAAATATGGTGTTGTGGCCAGGGCATGGGTGGATAGACGGTTTGAAGATCCGGAAAGCCTGTTTGCCACAGCACAGGCAATGCTGGACGAGTTGAGCAGACCTTTTGTATCGTACAGAGTGAGCGCTGTTGACTTGTCAAAACTGGCTGACTACCCGGTAGAACGTTTTGATGTGGGGCAAATCGTGAAGGTGATTGATGAAGATTTCGGGGAGTTTGAGGCACGAATTGTCAGTGTCAGGAAACGAGATGTGAAAGGTGATCCGGGCAACGTGGAGATTGAAATAGCCAACAAGAAAAAGAATATAGCGGGATCAATCGCTGATCTGAATGATCGCCAGCGCATCAATGAGGTGTATGCACAAGGAGCTACCAACGTCCTCACGTTCAACTATCACGATAACTGTGATGCTAACATACCGGCTGTCATTCCAATCTACATTGATGACGATGTAGTCCACGTCAATACATGCGAACTCACTTTTCGCACAAAGCCTTTCAGAGCCTATTCCAGAACCACAGAAGGAGGTGGGGGAATAGTCACAACTACTGCAAGCGGTGGAGGAACAACAGTTACAAGCGCAAGCGGTGGAGGAACAAGTGTGACAAGCTCATCCGGAGGGGGCACGACTGAGACTACAACGAATAACGGGGCGCACGAACATCGCCTCATGGCGTATGATGGGTCTGCTCCTACGACAGGATATACCACACGATACTATCACATATGGTTGGGGCAGCAACACGGGGGTTCAGCTTGGGTAAAATTGGAGACCACCGCACCGGCAGGAACACACCCTTACACATATGACCTGATCGGACAACATACACACAGTGTAACAGTACCCAACCATACACATTCGGTCACGATTCCGAACCACACACATCAAATAACAATTCCTGACCACACACATGAAATCCAGATTCCGGATCACACACATGATGTTAAACATGAAATTGTTGAGTTGGATACCTTGCCAACATCAGTTGAAATTAAGGTGGATGGAAACCGAGTACCACACACAGCAATTCAAGGGGATCGCATTGACATAGTAGACTACCTTGAAAAAGATTCAAATGGCAAAGTTAAGCGAGGTAGACATGAAATTACTATTCACCCTGACGGATTGGCGAGGATTGAGGCTGATGTCATCCTTAGAGTGTTCATTCAATCTCGGTTGGGAGGAAATTACTAGTTCTAAATCCGACCAATTAATGGTAGAATATAATAAATTAATCGTGTGTGGGGGATTAAAAATGAGACTGTTACTGGTGATGTTGGGTATTCTACTACTGGTCGGGTGTACAGAACAGCAAGAAACACAAGAATATCTAGAATACCGATATAAACTCGAAACAATCAGATACATGGAAGCGGCATGTTTATACTTTGCACCACTACACGAAAAAAATGTCGCACTGGAGAAAATGAAAAAACAATACGTTGAACAAGTCGACGCTTTCGCCAGGTTTCAAAAAGAACATGAACATTTAGACTGGGTTCCGGAATACATTGCGATGTTGAAAAAAGGCATGAAAATTGGGCTAGATGAAAACAGAATTGAAGAATCCGTGGAGGCTTGCAAAAAAGCGGTCGCCTTTAGGGAAAAACACTATGATGCGCCTTGATAGGCGCTTTTTCTTTTGAGAAGGAGTGAGACAAGTGGAACGAATTGATCTTCTGTTTAAAACAATCATCGCACTAGGAGGCGCAATGGCCTCATTTTTGTTTGGAGGCTGGTCAATGCTTCTTTCAATTTTGTTGGCGTTTGTGATCATTGACTATGTTTCAGGTGTGGTAGCTGCAGCGTTGGATGGGAAGCTGAACAGTGAAGTTGGGCTGCGCGGCATAGCTAAAAAAGTTTCTATCTTTGCCGTTGTTGCGGTTGCGCATCTTGTTGATGTGGCTCTGGGCGGGCAAGCAACTCTTTTTCGTGATGTGGCCATCTTCTTCTATATTGCTAATGAAGGTATAAGCATCTTGGAGAACGTAGGGCGGATTGGGGTTCCTGTACCAAAAAAGCTAAAGGGGGCAATTGAAAAACTGCGCGAAGGGGGAGAGCAAAAATGACCAAAATTTTCATCGACCCCGGCCACGGTGGACGGGATCCCGGGGCGGTTGCAAACGGGCTGCAAGAAAAAGCGCTGGTGCTTGACATTGCGCTTCGAATGAGAAACATGCTGCTGAACGAATATGAAGGTGTACAGGTGCGCATGAGTCGTGACAAAGATGTGTTTGTGTCCCTGGAAGAGCGTGCCAGGATGGCCAACAGCTGGGGCGCAGATTACTTTGTCTCGGTGCATATCAATGCTGGTGGTGGCACAGGCTTTGAATCATTCGTCCACACCAGCCAAGCAAGTCGGACGGTGGCCCTCAGAAACGTGGTGCATGATGAGATCATTCGCGCGCTGAGCGGTGTCCGTGACAGAGGGAAGAAGGTAGCCAACTTTGCTGTGTTACGCCTGACACGCATGCCGGCTATCTTGACCGAAAACTTGTTTGTTGATCATGTACAGGATGCCAGCAGGTTGAAAGACCCGAATTTTCTGTCTCGCATCGCTAGAGGTCATGCAGAAGGCATTGCAAAAGCATTCGGGCTCCGCAAAAAACAGCAACAACAACAGTCGAGCACATCCCAATCCACATCCACGGCAACAAGCGGAAACGTGATGTACCGTGTAGTGACCGGTTCGTTCCGTGACAGAGAAAATGCAGAGCGTAGAGTGGCCGAGTTGAAGAAAGCTGGGTTTGAGTCGTTTATTGATGTGTACAGACCTTGATGTATAGCCCTCACCCTCGTGGTGGGGGCTTTTTTTATTTCGCTAAAAAATTCACATTTTGTTCGCTGATGTTCGTATTTACAAACGTAAATACGAAGAAAAAATAGCCTTTTCATTCGTTTGGAAAGAAGAATATGATGAGGATGATTTTTCTTCAGAAATAACGATTTTCCCTGAAAGTCCTCAATCTTAGTGTTGAGGACTTCCCTTTACCCATAAATTATCAGAAAATATAAACTTCTTTAGAAGTGCAAAAACCGCATAACAGCAAGGTTTTTGAGCATCGAGAAAAAATAAAAAAGTTTCAAAAAGGGGTTGCATCCATCACGAAAACGTGATATATTATAGACAACAAGAGATCACGAAAAAGTGATGAAAGGGGATGAGTCAAATGCAAAAGAAAGTGATGAAAAGAGCGGTTGAACTGGCACGGAAAATGGAAGGGGATTGGGTGGCTCGCATGGCATTGGCCTTGCGGCAGGCTTGGAAAGAGGCAAAACAGCCTAAGTCAGTTGTATATGATGTCCGCCACCAGCCTAGCGGTGGCCGCGAGTGGGTAGCCGAAATTGTTGGCCGGCATCCCAAATACAAACTGGATCGCAAGTTTGAAACCCCGGTTGAGCGCCGCTGGAGCAGCAGCGGAAAAACCGGCCGGACATACTTCGAACTCCAAGAAGGGCGCATCTACGAGATCAACGAGCCATATCGTGGCCGGTATTTTGTGAAAGTGGAAAATGGTGAAGTTGTTGGTATCACGGCTGATGCTGTCCTGGGCAGCATAGCCTAAAAATAAAAAGGAGGATGAATGAAATGACAATGGTGAAAGCGCCATGGACAAACGAAACGTTTGAAATTCTGCCGAGGGAACGGATCGAGGAAGTGATTCGCAACCTTGATCCTAGGGAGGTTGTCGAGAAGGCATATGCCGGATATGTACAAGGTATGAAAACCGGATATGCTGCAATCAATCTGATGACTGGGAAACTCGAAACCAAGTCATTGAGTCAGAGCGAAGAAAACCAAGGGCAGGATGCATTGTGGGTTGCGGTGTACAAAATTGATCAAAACGGGCTTGAGTGGCAGGATGAAGACATCTATTCACCAGAAGAGATTGAGGAATACAAAAAATCAGAGGCATGCGAAAATGGATACAGTATCGACGAATACTTTGACATTGCCCCCGAAGAATTTGCTGAACGTGAAATTGACGCTCTTGTTCACTACTTCCAACTTGATTGGAACTGGATCGAGGAGCAACTCGATCGCTGGTATGTGGGGGAGTAGTTCCCCCACTCTCATCCGTCATGACGGCCAGCGAGGCGGATGAGAGATGGGGATTGCAACCGGGTACAGTCAGATCATCTTGTGTGAGAGGAAAACTGAAAGAATACATCGAAAAGGGACTTGTGCGAAAGTCAGGCAAAACCTGGCTCGTCACCGAGCAGGCCATGACCGCGGTGTACGGGCCGGAGCCGATATAGCCCCACGGTCAAGAGCCGTGGGGTTTTTTGACAGATTTTGTTTTGACAGGGGGTGCAGAACAGAGTAAACTGAACATATAGGAACATATGTTTGTTTTAGGTGCAAAAAGAATAGCCCATAACGGGCCAAATGGGGACAAGCTCCTGTAATGGGCAAGCCCCTGTTACTTATAAACGAACCAATTAAAACATACAGGAGTTTGCCCCCTTTTGCAAGTGGTATTTTTCGACAATAGTCAAAAGGGGGAGTAGATTTTGGTTGAAAAGCTTATGAGGGGATTGTTTGATGTATGTGAACAGGAAAATATTTATTACAGCAAT